CCCGACCATCACTTCAGACTTAGATAAGTTTAAAGTACAGACCAGAGGACGTTAACGCGGCTAGCGTTAAGGTCCCGGACGCACCGATGACTTTACAGACTACTCTAATCACATCGTTACCATCCGAAGATGTGTAACCTGTGAGTGAGATACTAAGTTCTCCGAAAGCTGCAGTGGTTAGACCACCGATTTCTCTAAAGGCGAAATTCACCCCGTTCTTTTGAAGAGCAACGGAGAGATAATGGGTTTCAGAGACAGTGTCCGAACTAATTATTTCGGCATGAACCTCATAGAGACCCTTAGGTAATGTGAACGACCCAGAGCCATTGTCAGTTATCCCTAACGGGTTAAACGCAGTGGTTGAGAAGTTGGCAGTTGTAAGGGCTCCTGTGGAGACCGTTTGAGCGGCTCCAATCTGGTATCCTGACACGGACCCTTGGGCCAGTGTTGGGGGAGAGGTGTCGTTCTGAGGAACGAAAAGCTCCACCTCATAATCCACCCAGAGTTTACCGACATTATCGGTATTATCCTGTTCAGCCACGCAGACATGGAGGCGGCCACAATCGTATGCCTTGTAATCGGCATAGGCGACTGCTCCGCTTCTAACAAATTTACGTGGTCCTACAGGAAACATTGCTGCCATTGACAGTCTCGTACAGAGCCGCTCCCAGGAGGCGCCTTCACAGGCGTCGCGGTAAGCAGCTGCGATGATCTCAGACGTAGGAGCTGGATCAGAGCTATCATAGTCTGGGGCTAAGAGCACAGACCCCACCTTAGTGGTTGCACACCTTGGTATATAATGAAACTCCAGCTTACGGAAGTGGAATTGTTCCCACCCCAAAGCCTGAGTGGAAAGCCAAGGAAATGTGGCAGCAACCCCAGGATTCAGAATATAGGAATTCTGGACACTGAAAGTCGTGTTACCGGCAACAGACCCGAGCAGTTCCCGATGATGAATTCTCGTGGAATGCTTGGTCGTCCTGATAGCGGGCTCACTGGTTTCAAAGTGAGCAGACACCGCTGCTGGTACGCTATTAACCACGACTCTAGATTCTTGTCTCGGACGAGACGAGAGTCGTGATTGTGGTTGTCTCTTTTTGCCGTTACCGGCTTGCTTAAGTTGGTTTGGTTGAGGAGAGATTCTTTCGGCCGCTCCTCCACGGCTCTTTCTTGCTAACATGGGATCCTACCACAAGAAGGCAGGACTATACATCGTTATGGAACCTAAACAATAGGAACCAGCGATCCAAGTGGGTCGTCCTAAGACAGCATTGCAGATCACTGTGGTAAGTATTAGGGAACGCCGTGTAGTCTCTCGGCATTTTGGTTAGCACGGAAGTATTAAGATCGACAGTCGAAACTGTCAGATCACCGTTTTGGGTTATTACCCATAACAACCCCATAGGTAGTTTAACGTCATACCCAGGACAGGGATCACCTACAATATAAGAGACTCTTATACCGTAGGATCATTCCCCTATAAATTAATAATGACGAATACCAAACCGCTTCCGAACTTCAAACAGAGGTCTGAAGTCGCGAAGCTTTAGGACTGAGAGAGGGGGTATAGGCAAAGGTTGCGTTGAGTACACCTCCGCATCTCTATACTCCTCAATCCTAACTTTCGAGATCAAACGAGTATACTTCTCGTTCTGGCTATCACGTTTGAAATCTCGTGATAGTTGGTTGATTTCTGCTCTACTTATCTTCTTACCTTCCCACTTCATAAGGGACTCAGTGAGACTCATTGGGTCAATTGACCTCATGATAGATAAGGACCTCTCCATCCAGCCTAGAACTTTAGAGTTCATAGGACTATAAGCTGGATCAACTTCCGGAACTACATCTTCTAAATCGTTGACAGACCCATCAGGATCGACGAGACGATTTGAAAGACTTAGATAAGAAAGTTTTGGAACAAGTTTGAATTTCACCTTAGACCATTCAATCATCTTATCCAGGACATTCTTCGGAATTCCTTTGATTTGAATGAGTGATAATTCAGGCTTACGAAGGAAGGCCAGAGCCACCTTCCTTTGCTCTTTAGTAACATGGTAATCAGAATCGGGTTTGACCCCGAAGCCCCCTAAGGAAACTGGAACAAACCAGTTTGGGCGGAATCCATGATACAAGAACTGCTCGCACCCCCAGCGGTGCATAACACCGGGGAGGATAGGACGGGTCCAGGGTGATAACTTGAACATCTTGTTCAGCTCACGGGAGATCTCCGAAGGTGAGG